TTAATGTGCATCCTATACGTCTTCAACTCCCTAGACAATCTCGCCACCGTGTCACCCAACAAATTAGCGTTAAACTTACCTCTCGTCGCATTACGTCGAATAGCGAGAGCAAAAGCTTGCAACACCGGCACTCCTAAATTTAAAACTAGTTCACATGTTCCGATGGAATAAAGCAAGTTTCGTCGACCTGCCACATCTCCAAAATACCGGACACCAGAAAGTGCACAACTCAACACCTTGATGGGGTTGCGCACAAACTTGAATCCTCCGGCCGCGTGAATGACTTTGCTTTGGCAAAACTCAACTTCATGCAAGGAGTAAGCAACGGACTCTACCTTGACGTTCATCCCGAACTCAAGAAAAGCCTTCTTAACATCTCGCAAAAATTGAGGTAAATCCTTAGCCTCGATGATAACCAACACGTCATCACCATCATCCAGAGTGTCCCACACTGAGCACCAGTCCATAAAGGCCAACAACATAATCAACATAATAATGCAGTTGCCTAAAGCTGTGTTCATGTCACCACTCATACGCTTCGCTTTGGTCTTGTATTTAATTCCTTTCGTACTGAAGCACTTATTCCTCAACTGTGCCTTCAGTAAGGTAGCAAACTCCCGCGATGGGTTGCTACACAAATACACCATGAATTCTCCATTTAACAAATCGGAGTTCACGTGCTTGTCAAATCGGCTAGCGTCCAACCCGATTACTACTGGATCAGTGAAATTACTCAACTTCTCCCTTAATAAACTGGCACGCTCCACTTGATTCAAGCCTTTCGCAACGTTCCTTGTCATCGGTACGCCACGAGAAATCCCCTTGATACGATACAAGTGTTCTTCAATCGGTTTCAAAAACCGAGTGAGCTCGACACAGTACTTCGGATCCCGGAACTGAATCATCCTGGGGTCAGGATTCGGCTTGCTAATGCCGTCAGTTCGCTCCGCTTTCACAAAAGCCTTCACCACTGAGTGTCTCTTGAGATCAAACCCATGCTGCATGATGCTATTCGTAGCATCAAGATACCTAGTTGCCTTGCGGCCGCTATATCTAGTTGGCATGACGTAGTAATCCTCCTCAACAGTCTGTGGTAGCATCATTCCTAATCTCCGGGCTGCCTTCGCTATGAGAGCAACACCACTCGGAGTGGGCAATGGCACAACCCCGCACACTCGATTATTGATTGCTACCAACTGGTTATGCAAACAATCATGATGTACGAACGGCGCGTAAACACCTGGTACCTCCGGAAGCGCGATACGCACTAGCTTCCGGGTATGCTGGCAGCCGTCGTCCTCGGGCACGAAGTCAATGCTGCAACCCTCACTCAGAGGTTCGCGCACTTTCCCTTCGCAACACACCGCGGGCACGACTGCCGGCCTCCTTCAGGATTTGGGCAACACTCGACCGTTACTAAACATGCCTTTCGCAGACATATCAGCAACGTTCAAGCGTTCCCAAACACTTCCCCAGCTCAAGGTATTTTGAGCTTGGTCGTCGGCGACTGTGAAGCACATCGCAGCCAAACAACACTTGGCCGTCTGCTCTAACTTCACCTGCGGAGACCACTTCGGACGATTCTTTGCAATCCATGACTCGCCTCTGCGCTTCAATTCCACCATCTTGCGATCGTCTCGCCTAGTGTACATGACAGCCAAAAACAACGTCGATAGCAATTCGGGGTCAGCCTTCAACTCAGCAGCCTGTCTCCTAACACTGCTTTCCAAGTCTTCTGCTACCACTTCTTTCCGAACGTACTCCCGGTAAAAGTCCACAACGAGTCTAACAACAGCTGGAATACCAACAAGACACGC